AAGAAACAGCAAGGAAACACTAAGGAAACACCTCGGAAACAGCAAGGAAACAAAGTTAATAAAGATAAGAAAGAAAATAATATAGGAGATTCTGACGAATCTCTTGTATGTGGGACTTCGCAGCCCCACGCCGAACATATCGATTACTCCGAACTTGTCAAATTCTTCAATGAAGAAACAAAAGGTGTATTTGGTACGGTCAGGACTCCGCTTTCTGATAGCCGTAAAGGGATGATTAACGCACGTATAAAATCTTATGGCAAAAAGACGTTTGCCGACATGATTCATAGGGCATATCAAAGCGATTTCTTGAAAGGTCAGAACAAAAAAGGCTGGACAGCATCTTTCGATTGGCTTATCAAACCAACGAATTTTGAGAAAGTAATATCAGGTAATTATGACAACAATAATAGCAGAAACTATCCGGCAATTCCAAACGGGGCAAAATCACGAGAGGAACAAACAGACCGTGAAATCCTCGAATATGCCGCAAAAGCTTTCGGAAAGGACACGGTTAGTAGTAAATAGATACGGGGACGGTGAAAGTTTCGCTAAAAAGTTCAATCCTTCATTACAGGTTGTATGTGCTCAAAATGTGGAACGTTCGTTCAAGGGGAATGCGCCTTCATTGGCTTTGCTCGGAGAAACCTATCCAGATGAACAGGTGAATACTTGGATAATTGCTCAACTGATGGACTTGTACAAGTTTGCCGGTGTAAAAGAGAAGCCTACATTCCAACAGGTTTTGGAGCTTTCCGTGATGATACGTGTGGAATACTATTACCTGAAAGCTTCCGAATTGTTGCTTTTTTTCTTCAAGTTGAAAACTGGCGAATATGGCACCTTTTACGGTGTTGTGGATCCTATGGTGATCATGTCTGCTCTAATTGAGTTCAAAGCATACAGAAAAAGGCAACTGGAGAAATACGACCGGGAAGAACAGGAAAGACAACGAGAAAAAAGATACGAGAAGCAAGACAAGAACTCCGTACCATTTCCGGATCATTTGGAGTTTCTGAAAAAGATTATGGAATCAGAATAATCAAGCTAAGAAAATGAAAACAGTAGAAAAGTTAAGAATAGCACCTATTGGCACCATTGTAAACTTCGCAGATCGGACACTGATAATAAAGCGTTTCCGAGCTATCGTAAAGGGTAAAATGGTAATTTGTCGCGGATGCGTTTTCCGTAGCAAGGGTGGTGCGAATAGTTGCAAGTATATGACGGCTTGTTTTGCCAAATATAGACCGGATAGTGAGAGTGTGGTGTTTGAGGAGGTGGATACAAAATTGAAATAATTAAAATTATCATGGAATATATAGAATTTCTAAGAAACAAGATGGCTATCAGTCATCAAACGGGGTTTTATATTAATTCGGAAGAAATTACCCCGACATTATACCCTCATGTAAAAGATACCGTTCGTTGGGCGGTTGCCGGTGGATGCCGTGCTATATTCTCCAGCTTCGGTATGCAAAAGACAGTCACCCAGCTGGAAATACTTCGGGTAATCTTGAACCATAAAGGAGGCAAGGGATTGATCGTTTGCCCTAAGCGTGTGGTAGTCGAGTTCCTAACACAAGCGGAACAACACTTGCACATGAAAGTAACCTATGTCCGAACTATGGCAGATGTGATGATATGTCCTACCGACATCATGGTAACAAACTACGAACGTGTGCGTGATGGTGAGGATGGAGTGAGAATAGATCCGTCCTATTTTACTGCAACATCATTGGATGAAGCCAGCGTGTTGCGCGGATTCGGCACCAAGACCTATCAGGAGTTTCTACCGTTGTTCTCGGGTGTCCCTTACAGGTTTGTTGCTACGGCTACACCTTCGCCAAACAGATACAAGGAACTTATACATTATGCTGGTTATCTTGGTGTGATGGACACCGGACAGGCTCTTACTCGATTCTTTCAGCGAGACAGCACGAAGGCGAATAACTTGACACTTTATCCGCATAAGGAAAAAGAGTTTTGGTTGTGGGTATCTACATGGGCGTTGTTCCTAACCAAGCCTTCCGACCTCGGTTATCCGGATACTGGCTATGAGTTGCCTGAACTCCGTGTACATGAAGAGATTGTGAATGTGGACAATTCTACGGCTGGAGCTGATCGTGACGGACAGGTGAAAATGTTTCGTGAGGCTGCTCTCGGACTTGCTGACGCGGCAAAAGAACGCCGAGATAACATGCAGGAAAAGATTGCCCGTGTGGTAGAGATAATCAATCGCCCGGAAAACAAGGACGACCATTTCCTTTTATGGCATGACTTGGAAGCTGAACGGCTGGAACTATGCAAAGCGATTCCTGGTTGTAAGGCTGTCTATGGTTCACAAGACGATGAAGAAGCCGACAAGGTAATATCCGACTTCAAAGATGGCTGGCTGAAATACCTTGCAGCTAAACCGGAGATGCTTGGTGAAGGTCTGAACTTCCAGTATCATTGTCATAAAGCAATCATGTTCATTGACTACCGCTTCAACGATAAGTTCCAAGCGATAGCCCGTATATACCGCTTTATGCAGCAGCATCCTGTTGATCTCTATCTGGTCTATGCCGAAAGCGAGGGTGAAATATTTAAGAGCTTCATGCAGAAATGGGCACAACACCGGGAAATGGTCGCAAATATGACTGAAATTGTCCGGCATAACGGTTTGTTCGGTTTGCAGGCCGAGGAAAAGATGATGCGCTGGATGTTCGCCAGTCGGGAAGAAAAATCCGGCAAGTTGTGGAAAGCAATCAATAACGATAATGTATTGGAATGTCAGAAGATGGAAAGTAACTCTGTAGATCTGATCGTAACCAGTATCCCGTTCTCAAATCATTACGAATACACGCCTACATACAATGACTTTGGGCACAATGAAGATAACGATAAGTTCTTTGAACAGATGGATTATCTTACACCAGAGTTAATGCGCATTTTGAAACCGGGTCGGTTGGCCTGCATCCATGTGAAAGATCGTGTTTTGTTCGGCAACGCCACGGGGGACGGTATGCCAACTATTGACCCGTTCAGCGAAATGACTGTATTTCATTACATGAAGCATGGCTTCCGATATATGGGGCGCATTACGGTCGATACTGACGTGGTGAGGGAAAACAACCAGACCTACCGTTTGGGCTATACCGAGATGTGCAAGGATGGTTCCAAGATGGGAGTCGGATGCCCTGAATATGTATTGCTATTTCGCAAGTTGCCTACCGATACCTCACGTGCTTATGCCGACCGGCCTGTTAAGAAGGATAAGAGCGAATACTCGCTGGCCCGTTGGCAGATCGATGCCCATGCAAGTTGGAAGTCTTCCGGCAATTCATTGTTGTCATACGAAGATATGAAAGGTGCTGGAATAGATAAGATTCGGCATTTGTTTCGTAACTACGAACGTGAACATATCTATAACTATGAGGAACATGTGTCTTTTGCGGAAGAGTTAGAAGCATACGGGAAACTGCCAAGAACATTTATGGCTGTTGATCCGGTAAGCAAAAAGGATTGGATATGGGATGATGTGGTCCGTATGCGAACGCTTAACACCAAACAGTCGCAAAAGAAACGACAGAATCATATTTGCCCTCTTCAGTTGGACATCGTTGAAAGGCTGATTGAACGGTATTCAAACAAAGGCGAATTGGTATTTGATCCGTTTGGTGGTATTGGAACCGTCCCTTATTGTGCTGTCAAGTTAGGCCGTAGAGGTCTTTCTACGGAACTTAATTATGACTATTGGAAAGATAGCCTTACTTATTTGCGTGAGATTGAAATGGAAGTCGAGGCTCCTACTTTGTTTGATTTGATGGGAATTCCTGAAAGAATGACTGTATAAATATGCCAAGAATTAGAACTATAGTACCGGAATTTTGGGAAGATGAAAGGTTTTCGAACGTATCTCTTCCGGCTTGTCTGCTTTATATAGGCATGAAAAACTTTGCTGATGATAGCGGTGTCATTTTAGCTAATGAAACTATCATCAAGTCGAAAGTCTTTCCTGCCCGCGAAGATATTCGTAAGCAGCAGGTTTCTGGGTGGCTGCAAGAACTGATTGAAAACTCTATCCTTGTACCTTTTACATTCGAAAACAAAAGCTACTACGTGATGGACTTTTCCAGTGAGCGCATCGACAAACCGCAAAAGTCAAAAATTCCTGCAGAAGTAATAGAAAACGTTCTTTCGGGCAAAAAACAAAGCAATTCGGGAACATTCGCGAATAATCCCGAACAGTCGGGAATATTCGAAACTACTCCTGCTGGAAAGGAGAGTAAAGGAGAGGATTGTAAAGGAGAGGAGGGTTATACGCGCGCAGGCACGCGCAACCCTGACCCTGAACCGGAGAAACCCAAGAATGAAAATTTTGAAAAGTTCAAGCAATGGATTGCTGCGAATGCTCCTAATGTGGCTAAACTGAAAGAGCCGTTTACGGAAGAACAATTCGAACGAATAAAGCGAGATTTCCCGCTTCAGTTAATCCAGGACACTCTTGTCTCGATGCACAACTATCGAGAGTTGCTCAAAAAGTACGTTAGTGCAAACCTTACGTTCCGCAAATGGGCGAAACGTGATTTAGAAAAATATCAAGATGGACAAACAACAAGCAATACAACTGTTGTCACAGATAGACTCAACAACAGGCGTACTTCCTCCGGAACTGATGCCGAAAACAAGAGACGCGAGCGTGAGCATCTTGGGCACCTTGCCGATGCCATATTACAACAGTCTGCGGCCCAAAACAGTAAATGACGTGTTTGATAGCCCAAGTTGCTCTATAGCGGTTATGAACAAAGAATTTGGAGAGACGCATCTTCGTGGATTTATGGTAAAAGTCTTGAATGATTTGATAGATTTTTTCAATGTCGGAAAATCGATCGGAGCGGTGCAAGTCGCACAAACAGTTG